GAACATCAGCACAAGCACCTGTATTAGTGTTAGGAATTGTGCTAGCAACAACAGGAAGAACAACAGCATTCTCAGCAGCACTTACGAATGTATGTGTGTAGTTACCACCAGAAATTACTGCGCCAGAAAGTGAAGATCCAGGTACAAATGTATGTGTCGATGTATCAGTAGAGCTACCAACATTGATAGTAATCGTAGTTGCCGTTACAGCAGTGATTGGGACAGCAGTATCATATACTTTATCCTTTTTCTTCTTAAGACCGTTTGTAGTGGCACTTACAAATGTGTGAGCGGATGTATCAGAAGAGGTTCCTACCTGAACTTTGAATGTATCTTCAGTTACTTCAAAAATAGGAATCCACTTTCCAGCATATGGATCACTTCCAGGACGAGGATAACTATGCTGAGTTGCGTTATTGTCAAGAGCACATGTGAAGACAACAGAGTTATCATCAAACTTGATAAAATCACCATCTTCCCATCCGTGGTTATTAACTGTGACGGTTAAGATTCCGTTTACGGGATCATAATCAGCATCATCAATTGTTTCACTGAGAATATCCTTCTTAGGATATGCATGTTCTGTGGCATTATTATCAAGATCACAAGTAAATACCAAAGATTCAGTTCTAAGTTTGATAGACTCATACTTAGATAATGTATGAGCACCGATAGTCAGTTCAACATCACCAGATTCTGGATCATAGTTAGCAGCAGTAACATCAAAAGTTACGAGAGGTGATGTGCCAACATTAACTTCAAAAGTATCTGTAGTGACATTAGAAACTGTCATCGCAGTATTAAAGTTTCCGTCAGTTACTCTTGGATATGTCTTCTCAGAAATGCCTCCCATGACTGGAGCACCATAAAGTGCTTCAATTTTTGAACATGAATAACTACTCGCAGCAGAGCAGGTCTGGTCGAGTTGAATAGGACCAGGAGCATTCGCAACAACACCAGCAATACCAGTGTCTAGTGTGTTAATTTTAGAAACAAGTTTACCGCCCTGAGAATGACCAAACAGATAAACATCATTGATAGTTTTAGAACCACCTTGTGTTGAGATATATCCATTTAGAGAATTTTGAACCCAAGCAACTGCTGCTCTTGTATAAGGTAAGTTGTCACCTAGCAGGAAGTCTGCTTGCTCTCTACCAACTCCAGGTAAATTAAACTGTCTACTCTGAGGAATATGATCTTGTGGATATGCGACAGAGAAAATAATTTTATCTCTTATATTAAGAGTATTAATATCTGTAAATCGGCCAAGCATGTCCACTGCTGCTGAACCAATAGTTTCATTTGGATTATTTTGATCGAGAGTTCCATGGAATACAACTACAACATCAAGTGAACTTGCCGATAATCCTGTAGGAACATACAATTTACCCATAACAGGGTATGATGTACCATCTATTGTATAAGTTTGATTATCTGCAGGAACAATAGTAAACTGTTGATTTCCGATAGGACCAGCTGGATTACTCGAACCAACAGCAGTTCTAATTGCTGCCTGAAGTGTGGCACCATCTGTTGTTTGCTCCGCAAATGCGGCATGTCCACCAGTATTAACTGTTGTGAGAGTTGCTGTAGCATTAGCACCATCTGCTTGAACAGCAGTGACATAATCTTGTAACCAAGTTGGTTGATTACTACCACCTGTAGGGTCATCTAATGCTTGAGTAAACAGAATTGGTGAATTATGTACACTAGTATAACTCTCAAGACCAATTTCACGATATATTGATGCCTCACCATCCATTGTACAAGTAAAAGTGAAACTGTTATCTCTGAACAGAACTTGATCTCCATTACTGAGACCGTGATTAGCAATTGTAATCACAGAAACTCCAGTAGCAGGATCATAAGTAGCATTAGTAGGAGTTCCAGTTCCATTGTAAACAGAAACTACATCAGTTCCAGTTACACGCTTAAATGTATGTGCTGATTGCGGAAGATGCTTAACAGCATTTGCGGTCGCAGATACAAAAGCATGAGTAGATTGTGGTTCGTGTTTGATGGCATTAGTAGTAGCACTTACAAAAGTATGTGCTGATGTATCGGAAGAAGTGCCGACATTGATAGTGAAAGTTCCATCTTGTCTCTTCAATCCACCAGCAGTAAAAGCAACAAATGTGTGTACTGATTGATCTACAGGAATGGGAAGACCAGTAATTTTAAATGTATTAGTTTGTACATCAGAAATAGCAAACCATCTACCACTACCATAATCATGAGAGCGTGGATATGTGTGCTGGGTTGCGTTACCATCTAGGGTGCAGGTATATGTGATGGCATTATCATCAATCTTGATATAATCACCATTAGCAAAACCATGATTGGCGAGAGTAAAGGTGATTTCTCCAGTAGCAGGATTATAGTCAGCATCTGTTGGACTATGCTGAGTTGAACCAACACTAGTGATAGCAATAGACTTGCCAGCAAATGGATCTGTGCCAGGGCGTGGATATGTGTGTTGAGTAGCATTATTATCCAGAGCACAAGTAAATGTAAATGAGTTGTCCTCAAGAACAACGCTACGACCAACACCAAGACCATGCTGTCCCACAGTAACAGTCATATCACCTGTAGTGGGATTGTAGTCAGCACCAGTTGGTGTGAAATACTTATTGGGACCAGAAGCGCCCACATTAACTGTAATACTATCTGCAGTAGTCGCTGTAATCTTAAGAGACTTACTGGCATACGGATCAATACCAGGACGTGGATATGTCTTCTGGGCATCATCACCATCCATATCACAAGTGAATGTAAAACTATTGTCATCTAAGACAATACCCTCTCCAATCGAAAGAGTATGAGCACCAATAGTAATTACAAAATCACCTGTAGCAGGATCGTATGTAGCATTAGTTGGTGTAAAGTTTAAATCGGGACCAGAAGCGCCAACATTGACTGTAATAGTGTTAGCAGTTACACTATCAATAGATAGGAATTGAGAAGCTGCTATTTGATCAGTATCAGGCAAATAGTGTTCAGTCTTATTGCCATCCATAGCACAAGTAAACACAAATGACTCAACATCTAATTTAAGATATTCGTCTGTGGTTACTCCATGAGCAGCAGCAAATGTCATCACAAAATCGCCTGTGGCAGGATTATAAGTAGCATCAGTTGGAGCTAATTGTAGTGTAGGAGATCCCACAGCATTTCCCCAATACTCAGCGTTACCTGGAGTAATTGTAAGGTCTTGGAAAGTCAGTTGATTGGTAATCGCCAACTTCATCATGTCACGCGCTTTATTGAAAGCAGTGATTGATTCTAAAACTTCACCAGAAAGACCATTACTGATTAAAGAATTTCCTGTTGCGTTAAAATATTGCTTCAGGAACTTACGGGCATATACGTTGCCACCAGTATGGACATCAAGAGAAACAGCATCCACAAAATATCCAATATCACGCTGACACTTATCTGGGTCTGGATTTACAAATGTTGGGTGGACAATAGCAATTTCATTATAAGCAGCAGTAACAATCTCAGTGCGATTCTGTTGAATCAGTCTATAAGCATCCTTGTAACGTGATGTTGATGTAGTCTGTGGATCATTGGGATAGTAAAAATCTGGATAATCAATAGAAATTTGAGCATTTGCTCTATCAATAATTTCTTGCTTATTAGCATAAATTAGATTAGCACCATCTCTGTGGCGGTTTGCGCTAACAATGGTGGATTCAGCAGGATCTAACCAAATACCATTATTATTTGTCGGAAGAGCACCACTTGGATTGTTTAATTGATATGTTAAGATACTAACAAGATTATCAATTGTGCTCTGAACATCAGCACAAACTGCTGGATCATTATTAGTGAGGTAACCATTGGGGTTGTCAAATAGAACTCTAATGCTAGTTGTTGATGGAACATCAAATACTTCAAATTGATCATTGAAGTTTAGGTTACCAGTATTAGTAACACCAGAAATATGAATATATTTTTGATTTGGATAAGTTTGTCCAGAAGATGTAACTGCTAATTTATGGTTGCCAGATGTCGTAATTGTGGCGATTCCACCAGCATAATCAATGGCAGTAACTTCTCCAGTCTGGAATGGTTCTTGGAATACTTCATTAAGTGCTAACATAATAGAAGTATTTCTGGTTCCCAATGGGAAATCACCATCATTAGTAGTAAGTGTATATGTCTTATCGTTTATATTAAGGTCGGCAGAAATATCTGCCATCTGAACAGATTCGATCTGGTTATCTAAGAAATTAAGTAAAGCAGCACCAGTCCCCCCATATGCCTTCAAATCAGTAGTATTTACTGTAGAAACTTCATATTTTTTGAATACAATATCAGATTCTACATTTACCGTAGGAAGTTGAATGATAACCTCATTTGCTGTAGGATCATCAGCAAGTCCGATACTAAAAGCAGCACCAGTTACTGTATCTTCAAAATCAACATCATTTTCTACAGATACTTCACCGAATAATTTAAATCCAAGAGGGTGTGTAGTATCATCAACATATTTCTTATAGTCACTAAGACCTCTGGTGCTTCTAATAACATAAGAGAAATCCTGATAATAATAACTATCAGTGATCTTTTGAGAAGAAGCGTTTAACTTACCGAGATCAGAATCAAAGAATCCAACTTTTTGAATAAATCCAGAAATATTACCAAAAACATCTGGTTCTGTGATAGAATAAACTTTTGATGTTGTCTGAAGAATAGCACCAGTAAGTGTATCACCAACCTCAATATCTCCAGATCTAATTTTTAGATCTAATAAGAAAAGATTAACGCCAATTTCTTGAATTTTCTCAATTTTAGCGTTTAATCCACCAGAAGTAGTTAGAGTTTCGGCAAGTTTATATTCACCGCCCTGAATATCTGTAATAATAACTTTTTTATTGAAAATCAGTGATTTTGAAAGTGTATAATCAGGATTAAACTGACTTCCATTATTAGTAAATCTGATTGTCTTAACTTTACCAATACTAGAACTTACAGCAAAAATTTCTGCGTTTTGATCTACAGCAGTGAGTGAATCGGTGTCTTCATAACCATTTCCAGCATTATCTATATCAACAGAAGAAATTCTGCCATTAATGACAACTGGTGTCAGAACTGCTCCCGTACCGTTAGTGCTACTTACAAATATCTTAGTTTGATTAGTATATCTACTACCACCATTAATTACACTAACACTGTCAAATTTACCATTAGTAATTGAATATGTAAATTTAGCATCATCAAGTTCTGTATGAGCAACACCGAGGATTTTGGGGAGTTTTTTGTAACCCTCGCCACCATCAATGACATTAACATCAGCAATTTCACCAATCGCTGTTCTTGAAGTAGTTTGATATGATACTACATTCAAATATTCTGTATTTTCTGGTTGAAGTGGAATAGTAAATTTAAAAGCGTTATCATTGACTACCTTGATAGTCTGAGTTCCTTCAGGAAGTGATAAAATTGAGAAATATTTCTTATTATTAAGAATTTGAGCATTTTGCTCATAGTAATATACTCTAGAAACATCAAAATTCAATAATGCTGCTTTTTGAATAATTACATTAGCACCAGCAGTTCCTGGAGTACCATTATATTGAACATTGCTTAAAGTATTAATATTTGAAGAGTCTTCTGAGAACACGAGATTAAATCCAAAGAGACTTCCGTCACTTAAGTCAAATGTATACTCAGTTGCTCTAACAAGTCTAAACTGCAAGTCGCGAACATAATAATTGCCAGTATTAGTAGGATCAAATTCCCAATAAACATTAGTCGAACTTACACTATCAATTTGAACATCTCTACCACTAGGTGTAGAAGAATCAGTGATAGTGCTTGACGATGTTAAACTACCAGAGACTACTCTAACTTCAAAACTTGAATTTGCCTTATCAATACTATAAATTACACCAGAAACACCTGGACTGGTAATAGCATCGCCTACAGCAATTCTGTAATCTGGATCGGCGTCAGGAATGTGGAGCGATACCTTATTTGTAGCGGCATGAAGTCTCAGTGGAGTACTAAACTGTGTTCTCTCCACAGTCATCTGATCTAAATTATAATCAATCGATGTAACCTTCATGATTTCATCATTGATTAAAATATAATCATTTTCCCTATAGTCATCGGCAGAAGTTACGTTTACTGTATTTTGGTTAAACGCAACATCAGCAACCAGAGTTGTTTCAATAACTGGTTTATTGTAATGTACTGTCTGATAGTTAGAAACTCTTACTTTAAAAGTTTTTGATGACTGAAGTGCTTCTCTATCGAGAGAAAGATCAACACTATCTCCATCAGAAAGTAAGTGTGGTGATGAAGTCTCTACAGTAACATCATATTTCAGTCCCATCATGACATACTGAGGAGCACTGATATCTACAGGCCATGGAGCATCAGGAATACCATTTGTTGTGGTAAATCCAGGAGCAGTGAAACCAGATGCTACAGCATATGATACTCTAGGAACACTAGGTCCCTTAACTTTTTCTACTCTACCAAACGCTCTACTTCCTTCAGTGTCTGTATTATCAATATAAAGATAATCTAAGTTTCTGAAGCTATCATTCGTTGAATTAACAGCAAAACTATCGATAGATCCTCTTTCTACGCTTCCGATGTTTAATGTAGCGTCAAATCCTCTGGAAGGTGTATTAGCAGATCTAATTCTTCTTACTGTTGTTGGTAAGTTTGATTGTCTAGATTGATCAAACTCATTATCAAAGTTATATTGAGAAGGAACTGAATGGAAAGTTTTGCCAATAATATATGGATAGATTCCAGCACCAAAATTATCAACTGTTAAGAAATAACAGTATCTACCATCTGGAAAATCTGGTGTGATGCAAAAACGTCCATTATTCTTATCAAGACTACCAGATCCCTGAGTAAATTCATAATCATCGACAAATGCCCCTAATGGATATTCTGTAGTACTAGGTCTATCAGAACTTACTGATGTTTTTAATACATAAGAACTTGTCTGTCTCGAAATGCCACTGGAAGTATTTACTGGATTAGAATATCCATATGGACCATAAATCGGATTTCCATCATATGCCCACCCTAAAATAGGTGAGTGTACAAATCCAGAAGTTTTTTCATTATATCCAGAGGTTACACCCTCAACATTATCAGAAAGTGAATGTCTTAAAACTTTTGGATTTGATGGATAACCATACTGAAGATTATATCTAATATTTCTACTAGGATACAAATAACCATTACCAGTGTCTGATTTAATGGTTTGTGCTGGAGCAAAATTGTTGTTTAAATCACGAGAATTTTTAGTAAGGAATACCCTATCAAAAGCCCATTTTTTACTAATGGTTCTTGCTACAACTCCTGTGCCTTTTGAAATAATATTTACTTGAATTGTGCTCTTATCAGTGTAATCTACACCACCATTAAGAATAACAATTCCAGTAACTTGATTATTAGTTACTTCAGCAATAGCATAAGCATTTTTACCTTTTCCAGTTGTATCAACAATTTCTACATTAGGTGTTGCGACATAATCCTGTCCTGGATTTGTAACAGTAATAGTTTGAATAGAACCATTACGCAAATCAGTGTCATTTACTACTGCTGCTACAGCATCAAATCCATAAGATACCTCTAAGTCATGATCCGATGTAAATCCCGATCCAGGATTTGTTACTTGAACTGAAGAAACTTTACCATCTACAATAGTAGCACTAAAAGTAGCATTAGATCCCGTTGAGTCTTTTATTCTAAAAATAGGTTGAATATTAGTTTCAAATCCAAATCCTTTTTGAATAATATCAACTCTTTCAATACCACCGAAAGCAACTTGCTCATAATCCTGAGCACCAAATGCCTCAACACCATTTACAAACAATCCTACAGGTCTATCTCCAGTAAATTGTTCTTGAGTATTTTTTTCAGTTTCTAGTGGAATTGTCTTTAAGATATTTTGATTTCTTACATCAAATCCAACCCCAATAAAATCTCCGATTGGATGTGATGGAAGTCCTGTACTAGCAACATAAGCATATGTGTTATCTTTATATACTGCTGTTACGTTCGATGTAATATCTTCAATATTATTATTGATCTGAACATCAGAACTACTTGCCTTAGTTCCAGATTCATTTTTAATCCATGATGTAAACTGCTTTCTCTCGTCATCAGCACCATCTGGTGTTAATGTAACTCTTTCACCTTCATTATAATAACTAGCACCATCATTAATAGTAGTTGTGGAGAGAACTCCAAGCAACCTCATCTTTACTAAATTGGCTTCAATCTGTTCACCACCAGAATATCCAAAAAGATACTCAGTTGTTACTACTCTTGCTAAATCACCATGAACAGCAGGATTTGTATTATAAGATCCTCTAACACAATCAATAAACTGATTGAAGGTCTTATAGCGATATGTAATAATTTCATTATCAATTTCAATGATGCCATTTAATTCAGGGAATCCAATGGTACTATCAACTGTAATTATAGTGCTAGATGAATCAAGTGATCCTCTGAGAATACTTTCACTAGGAATGTCAAAAAATTCTTTATCTAAGACATTTAATCTAATCTCATAGATATTTTTGTTTCCTGAAGCATAATTTGAAATATTATTAACTAAGATTTGGTCAATAATAGCTGTAGTAGTTTCTTTACCAGAAGCATCAGTTTGCTTTAGCTCATTTCCAACTAAAGTATATGGATTTCCCGCAATTGATTCAACTTTAATAATATCATCAACAGTCCAATCAGAATATGATGTTTTGATTACATAATCTTTTGGATATCTTACTGTTACCTCTTCATCGAATAGTGTTCTAAATAAAAATTCGATTGAAACATCAGTTCCTTTATAACTATAAAAATCTTTGATATTTCTAACAAGAGTATCTTTACCAATCTCTGATTGAATGTTCTCATAAGGAAAACCAGAGAGATATTGATCCTCATAGTTTTTGAGGATTGTAAAAAGAATTAAATTTGATAAATTTGTTACTGTATCATCAACAGCATGGGCAGCAGCAACAGTTTCTTCAATAGTGGTATTAGTTTCACTGAAAGAACTTGTCGCAGTAAATCCTCTACGACAATCTAAAAGAGTTCTATTAGTTAAATCAACACTACCATACAAAATAATCTCATCATTAATTTTGATGAGACCGTCTTTAAGTGGAAGACCATCAGTTTTATCTAAAACAATCGACGTATCAGTTGTACCAACAGATTGTTGTACTTTATACGTCGTTACTAAATTATATTTTCTTAAATTATCAATATTCTTATAATCTAAGAAATTTTCGGTGATATCTAGAATTCCACCAGAAATTTCAAGAGACTTATAGTACTCTTCAAAGAATTTTACAAATGTAGGAAACTGATTAACAACAAAATCTGGAAGTTGCTGATCAACAAGATCAGAAATCGTTAATTTGTTAAAATTCATCTTAGACCGCTTCTGTAAAAATCTGGAAAGAACTCTCTTCTACTGAGAGATTTAAATAAACTTCTCTAACAGCACTGATATCATCATTACTGGGAATCGCGCTAATAAAAATATCATTATCTTCATTACTGCCACTAATAAACTGAATTGAATCAAGTGTTACATCACCTTTTTCAAAATTTACAGAACCTACGTTATCAATTAAGATTTTCTTAGTAGCAGTATTAGAATCAATAGTATATATCCTAATTGTACCATCCTCTGTATTTTCTAAAAATGAATCATCATCAGGATAGTTTACAGTTCTGAAAACTGTACTTGTGATGTTGGTTTGTTCATCACAAAACTTCTTAAATGGATTTACATAGCAAAGTAAATACTGAGCATTGGTGTTTAATGCTGGGACAAGCTTCTTTCTTAAGATAAATCCTGTTGTGTTACCAGAAATTGAAGTTTCGGAAGAATCAATGACTGTAGTAACTCTACTCTTCCTAATCAATCCACCAAATTTACTAAGATTGTTAGTATCTCTATACTGAGTTAAGTTCTCAATCACAACATTTCTAATTTGCTCTTTCGTCAAATTAGTGCTAGATTGATCATAGAAGACGCTAGATCTAACTAATACATCTAGTACAGATGGATCCACAATAATAGGAGTAACTGAAGCAACTGTATACTTCTTGAGTTTGGTTAAAATATCTCTCTTTGTCGAATTACTAAGAACATCGCTATATTTTGGTTTGATAGCAATTTTGACTCTACCATATTCAGGTGGTTCTTCACTTTCACCACCATAGACAATAATGTCAGCAATAGCAGAATAAAGTCTTTGTGTAATGACTTTATAATCATTTAAAGTAACTGCTCTATTCTGTGAAGCATAGAATTGTGGAGCACTTCTTCTAATTACCTCATTATCTTCAATTTCATCACCACCATCAGAACCAGTAACCACCGTAGTTGTGATATTTTGAAGAACTCTGTTTAAATTCTCATCATAGATCTCTCCAGAAAAAACAAAGTTCTTAATTTTGTTTGATGTAGAACCAGATGACACTAAATATGTAACTTCAATAACCTGTCCGTCACCAAGTGCCTTTCCTAAGACCCCATCACCAAAAATTAACTCATATCTTGAGTCATCGACTTCTTGAACGAAGAAAATCTTATCTTCTGCCGTAACATCAAGAATATTGTCTACTTTCGTAAATACTTCAAGCGTTGAAGATTGGGCATTTTCCCTGACGTTGACTTTAATTGTTTCAGTGTCAATATCAGCACTCGGAAGAACAAATTTTTGATTCGGAATAGTATTATCCACCACATAAGTGGATGTTAAGTAAATTCCTTCTTTTACAATAAGTTGATCTACAGTAGTATTTGAAATATACGCAATATTGTTGACAACTGGACTTACAACGTCCTCAAGAATAGCAAATTGATAAGTTTCGTTTCTACTTTCAGGATTTGACGCGATAAAGCAGTTCCCTTTCTTAAGAGTAAGAAATCTGGGAACTAATCTTTGATCAACAGCAGCAACTGAGGTATAATCAACCTTTAATTGTAAGTATGCCGTCGATGAAGTTACAGATTTTGGTGTATAACCCAGTTGTTTAGCAACTTTGACGATATTATCTCTCAACGAGGCAGATGACAAGAAACTTTCATTAACTGCCATCGTTGTATTGAAGGCAGTGTAATAAGTATTGTACGCCAGAAGGTCAACTACAGCAGAAAGTGTAGAACCTTCAAAATCGTAGTCAGTAAAATCCGTATTGCGCCTCAGGTATTCAACCAGAGCGGATCTAATATCAGCGTAATCTAATGAACTAACTTGTGCGAATGCCATTTATTAAATCTTTGTCGAAGACGTTAATGTTATTGTGGTATTGAATACCTGTGCTCCTGTATCAGGAATACTATAAATTACCTGAATATCATACTCATATTGCTCTTCATTCAAATCTACAACTACCTCAATAAGGTTAATTCTAGGTTCATATTGAGTAATGAGGTTCTCAACCTCATTTTTAATAGATCCACCCGTTACAAAATCAAAGGGTTCAAACAGCAAATCAGGAATTCCACTGCCAAAACTAGCGTTAAACAACTTTTCACCCTTTCTATAGGAAAAAAGATTAAGAAGTGACCTCTTAATCGCATTTTCGTCCTTCAAAAGGCTAAGATCCTTCTTTAAGGGGTTAATTTTGAATGTGAAACTCAAGTCCTTGTAAGATCTTGATGGTTTTAACGCCATTTGACAGAGGATTTTTCAATTATTTATAGTCATTCCAGGATGTCAATGTCGTCACCAAGGATTTCTTTCAACATTGCATCGTTCCAGTGCTCGTAATATCCACATTTTGCCAAAATTTCACGACTTTGACGCAATTTTTGCTTGCTCTGACACAAAAGTAGGTTATATTTTGCGTTATTAGTCTGAACTCCGTTGATAAAAGTGTGGTAATTGGCGCAATCTTCGAGAAAAATGTGATCTTGGTAGATTGTATTGTAAATTTCACACCACATTTGAATGGCCGCGGCGTCTAGATAGTCTTCAACAACAAAAATGACGACATCACACCCTTTGATAGGCATGATATCGTCAATTTGAGCATGAATAATTTCGTAAGTTGCTGCTGAAGAAAAAGGACAGACCGCAAAATTACCTAATTCTGGTCGAATTTGGGAAATTTCAGCGATCCATTCTTTAATATGCTCTTCAACCTCATTCATTCGTCTCTTTTTTCTTGTCTGGGTGGTCTTGCTCAGAAGGTCTGCGACCTACAACATAACCATAAGACTTTGGTGCTGGGGTTTCTTCGCTCATCTTCCTTGTCCGCGATAACGTTTACGTTTCCCATTACGGGAACTTGCACTATATTTAGTATGCTGACCATCTCCCTGACGAGATTTTTTCGGTTTCGACTCAATGTTCTGAGAACTAGTAAGGGAAGGACGCTTTGCCATGAATTCCTCAAATGTACTTTAGTAGTATATCACATTTATTACGCAGGCGCAACACTGATAATTTGAATTTGCGGTGATCCTCTTTCATATCCATAAGAAGCATTAGTCACAACGACCTCTGCAGGACTGTTCGAGTCTGATGAAGGACTTGGAAGACCACCGAAGTAAGAAGATCCTCCGCCGCCACCACCACCAAAGTAAGCACCATAACTAATACCAGTATCCCAACCGCCGCCGCCTCCGCCGCCGCCGTAGTATCCGAATCCACCAGCACCACCAGAACCATCAACACCACCACCACCAGATCCAGCGGAGAAGAAACCACCACCAGATCCAGCACTAGCAGATAGATCTCCACCCTTAGCGCCGCCGCTGCCACCTGTGCCACTTCTATATCCACTAGTGGTTCCACCACCACCTCCACCTGAACCATTCAAAGAGGTGCCACTATATCCAGAATTATATCCAGCATTACCACCATCAGGTTCTGATGGTCTGGGTAAACCACCAGCACCAGATTCGTCTCTAGGATTACCTTGATATCCACCCTCAGCAGCGAGCATGGCACAGTTATTGGCAATTGCGGATGAACCATAAAATACTGCGGCATATCTAGTGTCATAGTGAAGTAAGAAAATCTCACCAACGTTCATTCGTACAGTTGCTCTAACCCACTGACCATCACCGCCATTACCACCAGGACTATTGCCACGAAGTCTTATCGTAACATCATAATCTTGATCCTGAGCATTTATATAAACAGGTTCAGTTAAAGTGGTTGTACTAGAAAGATCTTTAATCTCAGTAATGGTATTTGTATTAACTCCTGTCATTTGTAATCCACCAGGAATTGTAACTGAAACAACAGCAAGACCATCATTTCCATTGGATCCTCTTCCCTGAACATAATCAGGATCAGTATTTTGTGGAGCTGCTGCTCCTGATGATGAACCAGCAGCACCATTTAATTCAGAAGCATTAGAAATAGTTACACCAGCAAAAGATGGTTGGGAAGCAAGACCTGATCCCCCACCAGCACCACCTCCAGTACAGTTGTTGCCAGTGTTATCACCGCCGCCTCCACCGCCACCAAAGTATCCTGATCCACCACCGCCACCACGGTTGCCCTGATTATAAGGGGCACCACCAGCAGCACCGCCACCACTGTTACCAGCACCACCAGTGCCACCAGCAGTGCCACCACTAGATGAACCACCCTGTCCGCCTCCACCAGTGGTTGCTCCTGAACCAGCATTAGGTCCAGATCCATTACCACCATTACCACCAGTGCCGCCACCGCCACCGCCATTACCAGCTTGACCTGCACCGCCGCCGCCACCAACAATCCATTCAAACGCAGCACTAGAACCAGTTGGAACCCATTCTATATAAGTTCTTTGTCCACCACGACCAGCGCCATATCCAGACAGTCCAGCAGCACTATCACCTGCTCCAGAAGCACCAACAAAAACATTTAAACTAGAAGTATCACCATCAGGCACAGTAACTGTTCTAGTACCAAATCCTCCTGATCCACCACTATATGGTCCACTACATCCTTCTCCAGTGCCTCCACCACCAGCACCCCAAATTTTAAATGTAAATTCAGTAGCGTCCGTTAACGGAATACTAGTAAGACCAGTTGTTGTTAAACTATATGTTGTAGTTCCTGTTGAAGAAGTAAGAATTACAGCCTGATCACTAATAACATTTGAAGAGAAGTCATTAGTCAAAGAACATCTGTAAAGACTATTATTATCAGAGGCAGTGATATTAGGAGTTGTGTAACTAGAATTCGTAGCACCAGAAATATCAGTCCATGTACCAGATATTTTCTTCTGCCATTGATAATTTATTGTAGGAGACGCTAAATCATTCACACTAGCAGTGACTGTAAAAGTATGAGTATTTCCCTGAGTAACAACAGCACCAGCAGGTTGTTGTGTGATACTGATGAAAGTGTCATTAATAACAACTCTAGAGTCACTATCAACACTACCAGCAGTTCCTCTATCAGTGTCAGAAGAAGCAGCAAACGCACTGGTAGCAGCATTAGACAGGGTTGAGTCTACATACCCTGATCCACCGCCGCCCCCAGCGGTTCCAGTGCTTCCAGCAGATCCACCGCCGCCACCAAAATATCCACCACCACCTGCTCCACCAGCACCTCCTGGTGACGTTTGATCTGCTGTATTAGTTGATGGGAATGCTCTACCAGTACCCCAGATAATTCTTACAGCACCAGGACCACCTGCGCCGCCTCCTCCATAAAATTGTGTACTGACAGTATTTTGTGGAGCTCCAACGCCACCGCCGCCGCCATATTCATAACTACCAGTACCTCCAGATCTGCCACCATTTAATCCAAATCCATCAGTTCCTCCAGATCCTCCTTTACCAGTTCTACTAGAGGTTGTTCCAGCAGCACCACTAGAACCTTCACCATAAACTCCTGTGCCGCCGCCTCCGCCGCCGCCATCAAATCCAGAACCAGCAACACCACCTCCAGCGCCTCCTCCAGAACCAGCAGCACCACTACCACCACCATTACCACTATATCCACCAGCGCCTCCGCCACCACCGCCAGAAGTTCCACTACCGCCGTTACCACCACCATCACCTACATACGATCCACCGTGGACGGGGACTCCTCCGCCTCCACTTACTGTATTGGCACTAATAAAATATGAAGTTCCTCCATCTCCTCCATTGGTTGCTGCGCGATCAACGTAATAGTTTTGTCCTGGTGCTGTTCCACCAGCTCCAACAACAACTGTATAAGATTGTCCTGGTGTTACTGCAATATTATTTTTATATCCAAGTCCGCCGCCACCACCGCTAGACATGAAAGAGTTGCCTCCACCAGCACCACCACCAATACAAACAACAGAAACACTGGTAACACCTTGTGGACATGTCCAAGTATCAGTTCCTGGTGTGTCAAATAAATCTTGTCCTTCAGCACTACCAGCAGATCCGCCATTACCACCCTGAAGAGCAGCACCATCTGTACCATCAGATCCTAAAGTTACATATGAAATCTCAATATAAGATGTATCAGAATCAGGTGTCTGTAAGCTAGGAACAGAAGTATGGTAAGAAGTGTTGTAATAACCCTCACCGCCATATCCACCTTCTCCATCAGTGAGATTTCCAGAGTTAATTGCTGCTCCACCATCTCCAGGACCACAACCGCCACCGCCGCCTCCACCACCAGAGTTCATAGCAGAATTTGGCCAACTATATCCATTCACACCATTTCCACAAGCATTATTGACTAAAGTATCATTAAGAACGGTTGATGTTAGACCATCAATTCCATGCCAACCCACATATGAAGAATATCCACCGCCACCTCCGCCTCCGCCTCCGCCAGCGGTAGCAAGTGTAGTAGAACCAATACGAATAACAGAAGCAGCACCACCAGCGCCACCATAGGCACCAGAAAATCCATCACCCATACTACCTGTTCCAGGGGCTCCACCCGATCCACCAGTATAATAATTAATAGAAATATTTAATGTTTCTCCACCAACTCCAGTAAGTACACCAGTTAATTTTTGACCTCTAGCGCCCTGACCACCATAAGTGATTCCTCCTCCACTCCATCCTGTAGTACCATTTCCACCAACTGATCCCTTGCTACCGTGAATGGTGTAATTAACAGATAATACGTTAGCAGGAATTGTTATAGTACTACTAGTAGTATAAGTTTGACTAAATGATGTTCCTGTTGCTGCCCCAGAAGCAACACCAGCAGTGCCACCAGCACTCTGTGTGCCACCAGCACCTCCAGTAAGATCGGCAGATTCGTCTGTTCCATCACCACCAGAAGTGCCTCCACCATCACCTCCATCATTACCACAGGTATCTGTACCATCATCACCACCAGAACCTGCACCGCCAGCAATCATAAGGGCATTTGCTTGGGATACAGTGCCATCAAAAATACCAGCATATCCACCGCCATGCTGACCATTACTAGCAACACCACGTCCAGCATTTAAGTTGACCGCAAATACATCACCAGCAGTTGCAGGAATCTCACCATAACTATGACCACCTTCAGATGAACAAGATCCTTGACCCCACATCTTAGCACTAAACTTAGATCTAGCAGTATTAAGTGAAGTAATAGTGTATGCTGGGGAATTTGATGGGTCAAGAATTAATGGACCATTGTCAGCAAGATCCCAAAATTCAATATCATTAATTGAAGGTTGAACTCTAAAATCAGCACCAGCAATAACCAGTGTTACAGTAGCACTGGTCACACTATTTGCTTCAGCGTTACTTAGTACAACTCTGTATTGGTCGTCGGTATTAGTATTAATATCTAAAGTACCTGTAGTGTAACTATTTGTTGTGGCATTGGTAATATCTGACCATGTATTACTACCAGATGCTTTATACTGCCATTGGTAATCAATAGTACCACTAGTAATAGAACCAGTTACAGTAAAAGTAGTTGTACTACCATTATTAACAGATCCACCTACTAGAGTGGGCTGAGCACTAATAGTAATTGTTCTCTTAATATCTAATGTCGTTATACCAGTATACTGTGGAGAGTTTACTACATCTGGATGAGTGATTTCACAACGATACTTTTCGTTGTCATTTGTAGCAAAATCTAATCCAGAAGGAATTGTATATGTTGTTCCAGTCTCTCCAGTTAAAGCAGTCCATGTTGACCCACCATCTGTCGATTGCTCCCATTGATATGCCAATAAAGCAGGATCTGCGATATTAGTATCAGCACTAACAGTTAACTCTTGAGTGTCTGTGGTAACTTCATTTAATGTTAATACAGTATCTACTGTAGGACTTACACTTTTAATTGATGGCACTAAATCTTCAATTTGAATACCACCACCGCCACCATCATCATTTGCTGTTCCACCACCAGTGGGGTTTACAAATCCAGAACTAGATGGTGCAATATTTCCACTACTACCACCACTACGATCAATAAGACTAATATCAGCAGAACTTACCTCATAATAACTAGCAGGCTTCACCATTCCCTCAGGACCTCTACGACCCTTAGGGATAAATTTAACCATATTAGTAAATGGTGAAACCTTCTTCTTCATGCCCCTGCCGCTGGTTCTACTGGAGGTGGAGGTGTTGGTGGTTCATCAGGTGCTAAGAACACTGTCTTAGAACCTTTATATAAAGGAAACACACCAGTGATACCCTGAGCTACATCACCAATTCTTTCCGCTGCCAGTCCTTCTACGAACACTTTCGGTGATGCTGAAAATACAGGCGCAGTATATTTCTTACAACACTTAGGACATGGTACGATTTCCATGTAAGGAATGGTCTTATCGCCAATCCTACTCATTGCCTGCTGATCAGCATAAACTGTCTCAGCACCCTTACCATTTGTGGGTACAGTACATCTTTTCTTATATGGATCTCCGATTCTACCTGATGCTAACATATTACTCTTCTACTACTTTTTGTGCTGGTGCGAATTCAATTTCAGTTTGAGGGAAGGTCTGACCATAACGCTCATGTTGTTCCTCAAGTGTTCTCTGTCTATTATCTAGGATATCACGAAGAATCTCATCATAATTATCTTCACTATTATTAATTACATGAGTCACTGTATGAGTATCAGTTCCAGTATCATTCTCACTGTTATATCCCATACGACTCAAAATCGATTCTTTTTGACTTGCTGATAAGAATGATCCATATAAACCATAACTTACATAAACTCTCCAATCTACTTCAATTGTAAATGTAAGCGTAGTGGATTCTCGTTGGTCGGGAATAAATTTATATAAATTATCAATCTTCTCAGGCAGTTCCCATAAACTATTTACCTCATATGTACCACCAACATAATCATTGGTGTACCCGAACTCATTATAACAAAATACAGCAGCATTATATGATCCCTTAAGAGATAAGGAATTCCATTCTGGTACGGTATACGTCGCAGAATCTTGACGTTCTGCTGTATCTGTTACAAGAGTAAATTGTTTTGTTCCAGAAGGAGTAGGATTCGTTACAAAGGTAATACCACCACCTCTACCATCTGCTCTTGCTAAAACGTCTTCGCTAAACCAATCACCCTTCTCGTTCTGAGCAATACCATCACCATTCGGTCCATTGGTGTTCACCCAACGCATGGCAGTCGGAACACGCGCTACATGAATCCCGCCATACGCTCCACTTGGACTTCTAGTACTACTACCATATCGCACTCCCTTCTCAGAATAACCATCATAGTTACTATAACGATTATCTAATTTTCCAGCACCTTGCTTCTGTGTCGGGGATGCCGCAGCATTAATACAACTACTTCTTAATTCAAAATTAAAACTATTATACAGATCTACATCAGGAAGAAGTGGTTTTTCTTCACCACTTCTAAAATCATATGTACTGGTTGATCCAGGAACTCCGTTATAATCGCTAGTAATTATGGTGTATGACATCTGTTATCAAGTTCTGATACTTTGTTATGTAAATAATCTATCGTGTCCGTCAGTTTTTCATATTCATCACTACCAGGACGTTTGTAATTAAACTCTGGATTACAAAGTTTTGCTACAACAGTTTCCAGATTATTTATGCGCTGTAACACCTCCTCAAAGTCAAAGTATTCCTCATTATTCGCCATATACTGTTCCTCTCCTTAATACCTCAGATGCAAACGCTGTAGCCTCCTTCTTCGTCCTGAAAGCTTTCGCTCTAGACTTCTCCCCTGTCCATGTATTATCTTTCATAAAGTACGCCCAGTCACCATCAATCCACTTAGAGCTGTTCGCCTCCCTTACATACCATTTCTTACTCATAGTACTTAATTAGAATGTCGTCTGTACTTATATGTAGTCCCTCTACCTCTGGTATAAGACCCTCGATATAATCCATAGCATCATCATATGTCTCGAAGATGGTCTCTTCACCATCTCTCACAGTGACTCCAACCTTCATACCAGTCCCTTTCGTCGAAGATATGTAACAGTTTCATTACATCCTCCGAGTAAATGTCCATCCTTCAGCACTCTGGGAAATGTACTCCCATACCCGAATTGACTGACAAATTCTTCTCGGTCGAAATCAATGTTTAATCTCTTCTCCTCATAAGATTCTCCCAATCCTGTAAGAACTTTTTTCACATTCTCACAGTATGGACAATTCTTCTTCGTGTAAATTGTGTATGCCATGTGATGTCCTGAAAGTCTTATTCTACACCTAAATCATACTCTTCGTCAAGCTTACGCTGTACATCAAACAGTACCTCCTCATACTCACCCGCCTCATATTCATCTGCGTTCTCAATGGCGACCTCTAAGGCATTCAACATGACATCCATCTCATGCTCTGATAGGTCTAAATGGATAT